TGCGTAAAGAAATACAAAGAAGAAAGATGGTTGGCTACACCGATGGCACAGCTATCAATAGAGGTTTTAATGCTGACGGCACACCTAAGGCAAATCCATTTGCAAAATGACGCAGTATAAAAACGAAGTAGAAAAACAACGCAAACTGCTAGAGTATGAAGAATGGGCAGAGCAATGGAATCACATCTACATAGCAGATGGAGAAATGACCATATATTATAACTCTGGCAGAGTCGTGAAGGAAGGAGTAGAAATAGAACCAGCTAGAAACTGGGAAGATGGCTACAGATATCTTGAACAGGAGAAATATGAGCGAAAACGAAATGGGAAAAATAATAAAGTTTCCTAGTAAAGAAACTATAAAAGAAATGCAAGCTGAACTCGCTGACTGCGAGATGGCTTTGCATATGATTATGGAACAGATGGGCGAACTCAATAACGACTTAATAGAAGTATTGGAACGCTATCATGCAGTAAAGGAGAAAATAGAGTGCAGGCAGAGAATAGAATAAACTTAAGTATTCTAAAAGATATACATGAGTGGAAAAAATTAGGTTGGACTTACCCTCATATACTAGAAGAAATCAAAAATGACTGGGGTTTGACGACTGAAACAGGTATGAATCTACTATCTCAGTATAAAATGTGGGAAGAAGAACACACCGATATAGGAGAAGTGATATGAACTACAATGATGAACAAGTAGCATATATGAAAAAACGATATGAAAAGGAGCCAACTAGGCAAACAGTAGAAGAACTAGCTGAAGAGTTGGATAAGAGTATAAAATCTATAATAGGAAAGCTAAGTAGAGAAGGAGTTTATAAGCGAACAGTTTATAAGACAAAGAGTGGCGAAGACCCCATTACTAAACTAGAGTTAGTAGAAACCATAGCGGGGTTACTAAATACACGGCTAGACGGACTTGAGAAAGCACCCAAAGCCACATTAAAGGAGATTGTAAAATGCCTAAAGCAATCGTAAAAATTATAGGAAAATCACCGAAGCTACGAAGTATAGTAGAGGAGCATGGAGAGTATTTCTACCTGCTCATGCAAAGAGATGTAGCGGGGTCTCCGTGTGTCACAGTGGGAGACGACAATATTAAATTCACTACGAGTGTCAGAAACATTCGTGTTCTACAGGAAGACTCCTAGCGGGGTCTTTCTATTCTACCCAAATTCTAGGGATAACGCAGTACATTACCGAACAGGGATTTGGCTTTAAGCAGTTGAAGTGAGGTTACAAATAATCGCGAATTGGAAGAAATTTGAAGGGTTTTGTAGTAACTTGGTTGGAAATGTTGTAGCGTTACAGAATGTAACTTGGTTTTCATTGAACCGATGCGAGTTGTCATAAGTGTTTATGACTTGATACTTCGTATCGTTATGTGTTTCGCTTAAGCATAATTCTTGGCGATAGCAGAACTCCCATTACCATTCCCGTTCTGCAGTGCCAGAATTTTGCTAACCTCAACACGATTTAAAAAATAGATGATTGACTAAACTAATCATCATACTTTGTATATATTATACCACAACTTTCACCAGATTGCAAGTATTGTTTTTCTTAGGTGTGGGAGAGAAAGGTCTGTGCGAGCATAGCTGAATGATAATTTATTTTATTTTTCTATGTTGCCTCATAAAAAATTGTCTTTCTTCAGGTGAAAGGGATTTGCTTTGCAGAGTAATCTGTAATTTTTGCTCGGTATTTCTCTTTGCTTGTCGTCTTTTCGCGTAGTTAAGTTTCTCTTTTCGGCGTTGTGAAGGCTTAACATATTGTTGGCGTTCCCGATATTCTTGCACAATTCCACTTGCGGCAGCTTTTCTTTTAAAAAGCCTTATTGCCTTGTCAAAGGACATTCTTTTGCAGTCAATTTTCATATAGACCAACCTCGTTTACGCAAATAAGCAACTTGAGAATGTATGCTCTCTTCGCTTCTATTTAAATTTTTAGCAATTTCTTTTGTTTTCATAGTTTTATAATGTCTTTTCAGATACTCTCGTTCTGAAGGTTGCCATCGGTTGCTTTTTCCAAAGAGTTTCAAAAGGGTATCTTCCTATAGTCTTGACCATACTCAATCTCTTTGAAAAAAGAAGCGATAGTCCAATAATCATCGTTGTCGCTAGCTTGACCACCTTGTTGTATGGTGAGAAGACCAGCTTTGATAAACTGAAGAATGTCGTCTTTGGAAAACCAGAGAAGATTTACTTCTTGTGGATTGGCTCTCCAGCCACGACGAATTCTGCAGTTAAGGGAAGATTCGGGATTGATACCGAGAAAGGCAATGTAATCCCAATTCTTGTGTATGCCAATGTGTTGCCACTTGAACATATCATAGACGATTGTACCTGCGTTTTTCATGGCAAAGGAAGTCTTGACTTCAATGTGATTACCAGAGAAACGAAGGTCGTAAGAAGAGGAGCCACCGCCACCAGTATCTTGGGTGTAGCCGTTACTGGATAGAACGGAAGCAACAAACTTCTCGCCAGTAACTCCTTTTGCTTTATTTCCTTGGCTCTGCCAGTTATAAAACTTGCTGAGTTGCCAAGTATCGGTAACGCTTTTATTTAGCGTTTTAAGAAAATCGTCTATTTCTAATTTCATATGTATATTATATTAAAATTTTAACCGTGTGTCAAGAACTATTTTTGTCTTGGTGGGTCTTAAAAAATAGTTCTTGACAAGTGCTTTATTTTTGTGTATAATATAACAATGGATATTGCATATTTAATAATTTTAATCGCCAGCAATGGCTTCACATATTTCGCTACGAAAGATTTAGTAATCAAGCAGACCCTAGACTTCTTAGAAGCACAGGGAATGTTAGAGTTTGATGACTCCGAAAAATAGTTCTTGACTTTTGCTTGCTCTTGTGATATAATAAGTATGAAAACAATGGTGTTTTCAGTGTGTGACCGAAAGGCACACTAATTATATCGTAGGAGAATAATTATGACAGACGCAATGTTAAGGCATTTTCTCGGATTTGATCCAGTAATGTTTAAAACTGTTGAGGGTAACTACCCTCGTTATAATATCGTAAAAGAAGAAGCAACTGATAGAGTTTCAGTTGAGATTGCAGTGCCAGGCTTTGGTAAAGATGATGTTTCAGTAGAACAAGATGGCAATAAGCTAAGAATTAAAGCCAAACCTGTAAATTGGTTAGAAGAAGGCGAGGAGTATCTTCACAAGGGATTTTCTTCCAAATCATTTGAAAAAGAGTTCATTCTAGGAGAGTTTATGGAAGTAGATTCTGTACGACTTGATGATGGAATACTTAGAATCAATGTGGAAAAAGTTATACCTGAAGATAAAAGACCTAAAGTCTTCACTATTGACTAACTGTAATTGCTTCTCCTTCGGGAGAAGCTCCTTTTGGAGTAATAGAATGGAAATAAGTAAAGAAGGGCTATCCTTAATTAAAAAGTTTGAAGGTTTTGAAAGCAAAGCCTATCTTTGTCCAGCAGGTGTCTGGACTATTGGCTATGGTCATACAAAAGATGTAAAAGAAGGTGACGAATGGAGCCAGAGCCATGCAGAATATATGTTAGAAGTTGAATTAGAAGAGTTCTGCGAATATGTAAACACATATGTAAAAGTTTCTTTAGAGCAGTATCAATTTGATGCTCTAGTAGCTTGGGTATATAACTTAGGAGTAGGAAACTTTAGAGAATCAACATTATTAAAAGTATTAAATCAAGGTGACTATGAAGATGTTCCACATCAAATCAAAAGATGGAATAAGGCTGGAGGAAGGGTTCTCCAAGGACTTGTTCGCAGAAGAGAAGCAGAAGCCTTATTATTTCAAAATCAAGAGTGGGAACATGTATAAAGTATTCTTGGGAACTACTCTCATAGCAAGTGGTCTTTGCTACTACTTGTATCAAGAAAATCAGAAACTGCTAGGAAATGTAAAGAGTTTAGAAGTAGCAGTACAAACACAGGAACAAACAATAAATTCACTACAAAATGACTTTGCTTTGCAAGGTCAAAGTTTATTGGATTTACAAAGTAAGAATCAAGAGATTCAACTAGAGATGAATCGCTATCTTGATATATTTAAAAGACACAATTTAACTAAATTAGCTGCAGCAAAGCCTGGGCTAATAGAGCCTAGAATAAATAAGGCAACTAAGGAAGTATTTGATGGAATTGAAGAAGACAGTCGTGATATTGACAACGCTGATGATGGTCTCCAATTGCAGCCTCCTACCTCAACGGACATTAGAGGTTAGTGCAAAGCCAATTGAAAGACAAATAATTCAACCTGTATTACCACGACAACTAGATTTAAAAGAGCCATATTGGTATGTAGTTAGTGAAGCAAACTTAGACGAGTTTTTAGAAGAGTTTGAAAAAAGGGAAGGACAAGTAGTATTTCTTGCTATGTCTGTACCTGATTATGAACTAATGTCATACAATATGCAGGAGTTAAAACGATATATTCGTGAACTCAAAGAGGTAGTAGTTTACTATCGTAAGGTAACAACCGAAGATGGAATCGGAGAACAGAAATGAGGTCAATATAGACCTTGATAAATATATGACGCTAGTTGATAAACTAGATGAAGCAGAAGATACTATAACAGCTTTGAAAGCAGAAGCAGAGGCAGCTAAGAAACAATTAGCTCCACCAAAGAGAAAGTTCATAGACTTATTCTTAGACGACAATGATGTTAATGAAAAAGCAATCATTGGGTTTATATCTTTTTTCTTTATGGTAGTATTCGCAACTTGTGACTTAATCACAGCATTTATGGGAAAAGAATTAATAATAGACGATACAATATATACATCTCTAGTGGTAGTAACACTAGGAGCATTTGGTATCTCTGAGGCAGGTAAGGCTTTTGGTAAGTAGTTTATTAGTTCTTAACCTAGCGATAATATCTCTTGCGTATATTAAATATGTGAGGGATAACTTTGATTAAGTTTATAAAGTCCTTTCTTCTTTTTCGCAAACTAGAGAAACAGGCAAAGTTCTTTGAAAAGAATCCTGCCGTTCAAGAAAGATTTGAGGTATTAGAAGATTGGTTAGAAGAAATAGATGACAGACTTGAAGTCATCGCGGAGCGTCTTCGTGACGCAAAGGGAGAAGAATAATGTTAGAATTCTTTCAGTGGATACAGTCATGGATTGCCGTTATACCAACAGTAGTTATGATTGCGTCTTTTATCGCTGCAATTACTCCTACACCAGTTGATGATGGCTGGATGAAAAAAGTATACATGGTTATGGACTGGTGTGCTTTAAATGTAGGTAAAGCTAAAGATAAATAAATATACAGCTAGGGATTCCCGTCCCTAGCTTCTTTTTTGATTCAAAAAATAGTTCTTGACTTATGTTAAATTTTTTAGTATAATATACATTATGAATTTATTTTACCTTGACGAAGATTTTGATAAGTGCGCAGAATATCATGTGGACAAACATAT